GCGAATGGAATGGTTCGTTTGTGCATGTTTCAGAATTTGAACCAAAGCAACCACAATTAGAACCAAAACCTATGAATGGTGACTCTATATCTTTAAGAAATGTAAGACCTGACAGAACAGAAACTGCTGTTCCTAAGTTATTACCATTAAATGCATTTACAACAACAAATGGTTCTGCAACAATATCTGTTAATGAGCCAGATCATGGTAGATCAACAGGCGATACTGTTAGGTTTAGAGACGCAGAAGTTGTTGGAGGTGTGGCTGCAGCTACAATAAATTTAGCTGCAGGGTATACAATTACTAAAACAAACGATGATAATTATACCTTTGCAACTGCAACAACATCTAGTATAACTCAAACAGGAGGAGGCGGTTCTGCATCAGCAGGACCTGTAACAGTAACAGCATGATACAACATATTAAAAATTTAATTTGTGGTTTATTTGGCATTAAACAATGTGAGTGTCCAGAGCCAAATATTTTAATGCATGAAGAAAAACCAAAACATTGTTCGGGACATACTAGATTTAGAAAATCTTGTCCTCTTTGTCAGGAGGTGGTAGCATAATGGCTGGATTAAGTGCATCAGGATTAAAAACACAAATTAGAAGTTATACGGAAACAGATTCAAATGTTTTATCAGATTCTGTTTTAGAAAATATAATTCTTAACGCACAGTATAGAATCTTTAGAGATGTCCCTATTGATGCAGATAGAAAACAACAAATAGGTAATTTAGTTACAGGTCAAGAATCTATTAATGCTCCAGCAGGTGCAGTGTTTATTAGAGGTATACAGGTTTATGATTCAACGTCAGCAACAACTGGTGCAAATGTTTGGTTAGAAAAAAAAGATGTTACTTATCTACAAGAATATATTTCATCAACAGAATCTGCAAAAAGAGGCCAGCCTAAGTATTATGCTATGTTTGGTGGTGCTACAGGTGAATCAGACACCACATCTGGTAGAATGATGTTTGCTCCTGTGCCAGATACAACTTACAAATTTAGAGTGCATTATAACGCAATGCCTGTATTATTGGAGAATAATGATACTAATTATATTAGTCTTAACTTTCCAAATGGGCTATTATATTGTTGTTTATCAGAGGCATACGGATTTTTAAAAGGTCCGATAGATATGTTGACTTTGTATGAAAATAAATATAAACAAGAAGTACAAAAGTTTGCTAACGAGCAAGTTGGTAGAAGACGAAGAGATGACTATACTGATGGCACTGTTCGTATACCAGTTAACTCAGTAAACCCGTAGGAGAAAAATTATGGCAATAACATCTGCAGTTTGCACAAGTTTTAAAGTAGAACTTTTAAAAGGAGTTCACAATTTTAGCGCATCAGGTGGAAACACTTTTAAAATAGCATTATATACGAGTGATGCATCTTTAGGGGCTTCTACAACAGCGTATTCAACATCGAATGAGATTAGTAACACATCTGGATCTGCTTACTCAGCAGGAGGAGCATCACTTACAAGTGTTGACCCAGCTGCTTCAGGCACAACAGCAGTTTGTGATTTTAGTGATGTAAGTTATACTTCGGCAACTTTTACAGCAAATGGTGCATTAATATACAATAGTTCAGCATCAGGTGATCCTGCATGTGTTGTTATTGCATTTGGTGCAGATAAAACTGTAACATCAGGAACTTTTACAATTCAATTTCCAACAGCGGACGCAAGTAACGCAATTATACGATTAGCATAAGGAGGCCTTCCTTATGGCGTCTACTTGGGGCAATAATACTTGGGGTGCCAATACCTGGCAGTCTAATGAAGTAACTGTTGCTATAACCTCTCCTGGAGCAATATCAGCATTAGGAACACCACAATCTTTTAACGTTGAAGGTTGGGGCAGACAACAATGGAATAACTCAGGATGGGGAGTTGAGTATTCTGTAAAACCATCTGGTGTATCTATAACCTCTTCACAAGGCACAGCAGAAGGTGCACCAACAACAATAGCAGAATTAACAGGATTAAGTTCTAATGTTGATTCAACTTTTCCAACCGTAGATAACGTAACTCCTGTCTCTGTAACAGGACTTGGAATTACCTCAGCTGTAGGAACAACAGAATCAGCAAACTTTGAAGGTTGGGGTAGACAAGAATGGGGTATATCTGCATGGGACGCTGCATATTCCGTAGCTCCAACAGGGCAAGAAATAACTTCTGCTGTTGGGACTGTTGATGCACAAGAAATAAAAACAGTAATACCAACTGGTCTTGCAGTGACTACGTCTGTGGGAGAAATTTCTCCAGCTGATGTAATTGGTGTAACGGGTCAATCTATAACTTCAACTCTTGGAGACTTAGACAATTCTGGAACTTTAATTGGTTGGGGTAGAAACGGTTGGGGTGAAGAACCTTATGGAGACTCAGTAAATAGAATTATAACACCATCAGGTCTTGAAGCAACAACAAGTGTTGGATCTATTACACCTGCGGATGTAATGGGATTAACAGGAGTTTCTACAACAGGAAATGTTGGATTGATCACACCAGCAGATGTTATGGGATTAACTGGTGTTCAGTCTACTTTTAGTGTTGGAACTTTATCTATTTTAGAAGGTATTACTTTAGACGGTCAATCATCTACAGCTAGCGTTGGCTCTGTTACAGTGGCTGATCAAGCAATTGGGCTAACAGGTCAATCTGCAACAACAAGTGTTGGTGAACCAACAATTACTTCAAATCCAATAGTTATACCAACTGGATTATCATCAACTTTATCTGTTGGATCAATTGCTCCGGCAGATGTTGTAGGTTTAACAGGAGTTTCTGCAACAGCTTCAATAGGTTCTATAATACCAGCGGATGTTATAGGACTAACGGGAGTTTCTGCAACTTTAAATCTAGGATTAGTAACTACAATACCTATTTATGGTGATGTTGACACTGGTTCTAATTCATCATATAGTGCCACTTCAACAGGATCTAATACTAGTTTTTCCGTGCCAAGCACTGGGTCAAATACAACGATAGACTCAATTACGACTGGATCAAATAGTGCTATTTCTAATGTTGCAACTGGATCAAATACAAGTTATAGTGACGTCGCATAGGAGATAAAATATGGCATCAACATTTAGCCCTTTGGGTATAGAACTTCAGGCAACTGGTGAAAACGCTGGAACTTGGGGTACAAAAACAAATACTAATTTACAACTCGTAGAACAAATTTTAGGTGGCTTCACTCAACAATCAATCGCAGGTGGTGCACAAACAACAACTTTATCGGTTTCTGATGGTGCTACTGGTGCAGTTCTTGCACATAGAATGATAGAATTTACAGGAACTATTTCTGGAAATCAAATAGTAACAATTCCATTAGATGTTCAAACGTTTTATATTTTAAGAAATTCAACATCAGGATCTCACACAGTACAATTTAAATATGCATCTGGTTCAGGATCCACGTTTACTTTTTCTGCAACAGATAAAGGCGATAAAATAGTTTTTGCTGCAGCAGATGATGGCACTAATCCAAACATATTGACTTTAGCGATTGGTACTGGTATTTCTGATGTTGTTGATGACACTACACCACAATTAGGTGGAAATTTAGATGTTAATGGAAATAATATTGTTTCTACATCAAATGGTGCTATAAACATAGTTCCAAATGGATCTGGAGTAGTTAGTATTCAAGGGTCGATGAATCCATCGGTTTCTGGAACTGGCAAAACTGTTGCTTTTGGATTTTAATAGGAGGATACATGGCAAGTGAAGTATTTAAAGTTTCGTTAAACGCAGGAGTCTCAAACTCAGAGACTGTGCTTATTAACGGAGTTAGTGGTCACACTTATGTTATTATGTCAATTGTAATTACTGAAACAGCAGGCGCTGCAGAAACAGTTGATGTTTATATTGATGATGATGGTGGCGGTACAGACTTCGAAATTTTATCTGATCAAGCTGTTGGTGCTAATGAGACTTTTGTTTTTAATGACAGATTAGTTATTGAAGACACGGATCATCTTTGCGCACAATTAGGCAGTGCAGGTAACGTAGATATTACTGTTACTTTTTTAGATCAAACGAGATAGTAAAAGGATTTTATGAGTGGAATATTAAAAGCAGGAGAAGGAAGAGCATCAGGTTTAATTAAAGCTGCATCAGCAGGTGACGCTGTTAGTTGGCAAACTGATGATATTAAAACAGGAGATTTTACAGCAGATAAAGGCGAAGGGTATTTTGTAAATACAACAAGTGCTGAAATCGATGTTACACTCCCAGCTTCTCCATCTGCGGGAGATCTGGTTGGTATAAGAGATTATGCTAAAACTTTTGATTCAAATACTTGTTTTATATTACGAAATGGATCTAACATAGACGGTGTCGCTGGAGATATGAGATTAACAACAGAAGGTCAATCTATAGTTTTAATCTTTGTCGACTCTACTAGAGGTTGGATGGCGATTGAAGATGCTACAACTGTAAACACACCACAGTTCGTTGCAGCAACAGGTGGAACAGTAACAACTTCAGGAAATTTTAAAATTCACACATTTACTAGTAATGGATGTTTTCAAGTTACAGATGCTGGTAATTCAGCTGGTTCAAACACAGTAGACTTTTTAGTAGTTGCTGGTGGTGCTGGAGGCGGTGGAGAAGAATCCGGAGGTGGAGGCGCAGGAGGATATAGAGAATCTCCTGGGGCAGCATCTGGGTGTTATTCTGTATCTCCCGTAGCAGGAGGATCAGCATTATCCGTTCCTGTATCAACTTTTCCGATAGTGATTGGAGCAGGAGGATCAGGAGGAACAACCTCATCTAGAGGCGGAAATGGTAACAATTCAAGTTTTTCAACTATAACTTCTACTGCTGGTGGTGGCGGTGGAACTAATCACTCACCTTTACCTGGAAACGGGGGAAGAGATGGTCAACCAGGCGGATCTGGTGGTGGAAGTGGAACAACGCCTTCTTGTGTTGGCTCTGGAAACACTCCACCTGTAAGTCCTGCTCAAGGAAATAATGGTGGACAAGGTGGACCTGCATCAGGTGGTTTTGTCGGCGGAGGCGGTGGTGGAGCAACTGCTGTTGGATCTAACGCTCCAAATTCTTCAACCGGTGGAGCTGGAGGAGCAGGTGGAACAAGTTGTATAACAGCTAGTCCGGTTGCTAGAGGCGGTGGCGGTGGAGCCGGTGGTGGCGGAAGCATGAGTCACCCATTATATCCAGGAGGTAGACCTTATACACCAGGTTCAGGTGGTTCTGGAGGTGGTGGAGCTGGTGCTCCAGATACTAACGCTGGCTCTGGATCAGGATCAGCAAACACCGGAGGCGGTGGTGGAGGAGGAAACGGTATCGCATTCTCTGGTGGTGGCGGAGGATCAGGAGTTGTAATTATTAGATACAAGTTTCAGTAAGGAGTTTTATTATGGCACATTTTGCAAAAATAGGTTTAAACAATAAAGTGATACAAGTAGTTGTAGTCAAAGATTCTGATTGTTTAAACGCTGATAATATTGAAGATGAAACAGTAGGTCAGATTTTTTTAGAAAGGTCATCTAACTGGCCAGCTCAATTATGGGTGCAAGCTTCTTATAACACTAAAAACGGTCAGTATTGGGTTACAACTAACGAATCTACGACTTTAGCTGAAGATCAATCAAAAGCTTTTAGAGGAAATTTTCCAAGTCCTGGTTACATGTGGGATGAAGATTCAAATACTTTTTGGCCACCTAAACCTAATGCAAGTTGGGTTAAAAACCATACAACAAAAGAATGGGATGCTCCCATCTCTCATCCTTTAGTTATAAATGAAGGATCAGGAGAATCTTTGGTAGCGTATAATATTTATTGGGATGAGGATGCTTATCAAGCAAATAATACAAAGGGTTGGAAAATGACTAAATTAAATGATACTTCAGACCCTAAAACTGTTTATGATTGGAATGGGAGTAGCTGGATAGAAGAATAATTTTTTATGAGTGGTGGAATACAGAAGAATATTTTATCAGAAATATGTTTATACTACGGCGATGTTAAAATGCCTAAAAATTTTAACATTGATCGTGAAATATTAAAAAAATTTATTTTATCTTTTGGACTAACAAAAGATAAATTTATGTTTAATAGAGAGTGGGATAAATTAAATACTTATGTAAAAGACTACATGAACGTAGAACACAACTATATTGTTGCTAACAAAAATACTTGGGGCACAACTTATAAACCAAACGAGAGAAGTGATAATTTACTTGAAGCAGATCCTGTTGATTTAAAAAACTCTCCAGATTTTACTTTTTTATATGGTGTAGATGTTAAAGACTGTACAATTACTATTTACTACGATGATAATCGTCGTAAAAATAGAAACTGGGAAATACCTTTAAAAAATAATGGTTTTGTAATGTTCCCTTCTACTTGCATGTATTATCTAAACAATAAACAAAAAAATTCTTTAAACTTTATACAAACGATAACTTATGAATTTAAGTAATTATTATTGGTACTTTGAATCCGCTCTTTCGCCAAGATTTTGCGACGAAGTAATTAAATATGCTAATTCAAAAAAAGAAGTATTAGGTAGGACAGGAGGTTATGAAAAAAAAGATTTAACAAAAGAGGAGATTAAAAACCTTCAAAGAAAAAGAAAATCTGATTTAGTGTGGTTAGATGATCCTTGGATATATAAAGAAATACAACCATATGTTCACCAAGCAAATATAAATGCTAATTGGAATTATGATTGGGACCAATCTGAATCTTGTCAGTTTACTAAATATAAACTTAACCAATATTATGATTGGCACTGTGATGGTTGGGATAAACCTTATGAAAAAGAGGGACCACAAAAAGGAAAAGTTAGAAAACTATCTATGACTTGTCAATTAACAGATGGTTCAGAATATAAAGGTGGTGAGCTAGAATTTGATTTTAGAAATTATGAACCAAATATGCGAGATGAATCAATTCATAGAATACAATGTAAAGAGATATTACCAAAAGGTTCTATTATTGTATTTCCTTCATTTGTGTGGCATAGAGTTAAACCAGTAACCGCTGGCACAAGATACAGTCTTGTTGTTTGGCATTTAGGGAGGCCTTTTAGATAATGTATATTAATAATTATTTTAACACGACCATTTGGTCAGAACAAAAACCAGAGTTTGTAAAATCTTTAAATAAAGCTTCTAATAAATATATTAATGAAGCCCGTAAAAGAAATAAAGATCACATAAAAAAACATGGTGACTTTGGAACATCATACCATTCAACACCACTTTTAAATGACAATGATTTTTTAGATTTTAGAAATTACGTTGGTCAAAAATCTTGGGAGTATTTAAATCACCAAGGTTATGACATGTCTCAATACACAACTATGTTTAGTGAGTTGTGGGTACAAGAGTTTGCTAAAAAAGGTGGTGGTCATCACGCTGCACATGTACATTGGAATCAACACGTGTCAGGTTTTTACTTTTTAAAATGTAGTGATAAAACTTCTTATCCAATATTTCACGAACCAAGAACAGGAGCACGTGCAACTAAATTAAAAATGAAACCAGGAATTAAAGGTGTATGGGGTGGCACAGAACTTGTACATTATAAACCTATACCTGGCACATTAATTATATTTCCAGGGTTCTTGGAACACGAATATGCAGTAGATTTTGGTATAGAACCATTTAGATTTATACATTGGAATATACAAGCTGTGCCAAAAGGAATGTCAAGAGATGAATAATATGGGATGTATTGAACGTAAAATTTCTTTACAAAGTATAAAGAAATTAAATGAATACATTAAAGAAAAAAAAGAAACTATAACTACTTTTGCAGGAAATATAACTTGTTCTTATTATCTCGAGGATAAAAATAATTGGTTTTTTAAAAAAGAAATTATTCCAACAATAGAACAATACATAAAATCTTTTGGAAAAGAAACTATTCCTTTAATGCTAACAAAAAATTGTAAATACAAGTTACATCATTTTTGGGTTAACTATCAAAAAAAATATGAATTTAACCCTATTCATCATCACAATGGAGTTTTTTCTTTTATAGTTTGGTTGGAAATACCATCTAGTTATAAAAAAGAATCTAAACTACCTTTTTTAAAAAACAGTGGTGAAAAATTAGCTAATTGTTTTCAATTTTTATATCCTTCTGGACAAGGCTCTATTGAAAAAATTACTTATAAACTAGAGCCTTCACATAATGGAACTATGTTGCTTTTTCCTTCAAAACTTGATCATTGTGTTTATCCATTTTATCTATCAAATAAAAAAAGAATTAGCATTTCTGGAAATGTTTATTTAAACCCAGAGGAAATAGATGAGTTTTAAAAAAAACAAATATGCAATTATACGTCAAGCTATCTCGAAAGAGCTGGCTAGTTTTATTGCAAATTATTTTTGCATGAAAAAACAAGTTGCTAAAACAATGTTTGACGCTAGATACATTTCTCCGTTTGAAGAAATTTTTGGAACTTGGAAAGATGAGCAAATACCAAACACATATTCTCACTATTCAGACATTGTAATGGAAACTTTGTTGTTAAAGTGTCAACCGATTATGGAAAAAACAACAGGTTTAAAATTATATCCTGCATACACCTATGCTAGAATATATAAAAAAGGTGATGAATTAAAAAGGCATAAAGACAGATTTAGTTGTGAAATATCTACTACTATGAATCTTGGCGGCGATGATTGGCCCATATATTTAGAGCCTTCAGGAAAAGAAAATAAGAAAGGAGTAAAAGTTACTTTAAATCAAGGCGATATGTTAGTATATCGAGGATGTGATTTGGAACATTGGAGAGAAAAATTTAAAGGCAAAGAATGCGTGCAAGTTTTTTTACACTACAATAATTCTAAAACACCTGGATCAAAAAATAATATGTTTGATACTCGTATACATTTAGGTCTTCCATCTTGGTTTAAAAAGACGTAGTATTAAAATGGGGGGAGTTATCCACCACACCAACTCCTCCCTTTTTAATACTAAAATAAAAATGAAAAATATAAAAAACGTTTTAAGCATAGATTTAAAAGCAATTCCAATCAAAATATATGAAACGGATGTTTTTCTTTCAAAATCAGAATTAAACATTATTAAAAAAATATCTTCTTTAAAAGAGGATAAAAAAATAAAACAAAAAGTGGCTTTGTCACAAAAAACAAATATTTTAAAAGAAAAAAAATTAGAAAGATTAAATAATTTATTTGAACAAGTTTCAAACCATTATTCAGGGGAGGTTTTAAAATTAAAAAATAAATTTGTAATGGTAAAAAGTTGGGCTGCTTTAGCCAAAAAAAATCAATTTCATCATATGCACAACCACCCTAATATTGTGTATAGTTTGGTTTACTATGTTACTGACAATAATAGTGGACTTTTTATAGATGTTAAAAAATCCTCTATTCAAGAAAATTTTAATTTTGAATACTCTGTAAAAGAATACAACATATACAATTCAAGAGCATGGACTGTAAATCCAAAAAAAGGAAATATTGTGGTTTTTCCTGGAGACTTACTCCATGGAACTTTGCCTCAAAAACATGACTCTGAAAGAATTATTGTAGGTGCTAATTATTTTATTGATGGATATATAGGAGAACCTGATATTTACTCATCTTTTAATATAGATGTTAAATGAAAACTTTAGGAATTAACATATCTCACAACGCATCTATTTGTCAGGTTACAGATGGTAAAATAGATTTTTATTATGAAGAGGATAGATTTAATAAAAAAAAATATTATGCTCCTTACTCTGAAGATTGTTATTATAAAAGCATAGAAAAAAAAGTAAAACATAAACTTAATAATATTATAGTCACAGGATATGATCGTTCTTTTTTAGGTCCTACAAAAACATTAACTAACGAAGATTTAATTTGTTGTGATTTATTGTCAAAACAATTAAACCAACCGGTTAATTTTTTTAAATCTCACCATCATTTATATCATGCGTTTTGTGGTTTTTATTTTTCTAATTTTGATGAAGCCATAGTTGTAGTTATGGATGGAGGGGGTGCTCAAGAATTTCATTGTTATCAAGAAGTTGAAAGTATTTATTTAATGAATAAAAGCGAATGTAAAAGAAAATATCTACATGCTTCTTGTGTTAGGTTTAATGAATTCTATAATATTGTAGAATCTCCTGATAAAAAATTTAAATTAAATGATAGTGATATACTATTAAGCAGTAAAAAATCTATGGGTTATTTGTTTTCAGACATGTGTGTTAAAATGGGTTTTAAAAATGGTGGCCAAGATGCCGGTAAACTAATGGGTTTAGCTTCTTATCCTAATCAAACAAAACCAAAAGAACTACAGGAACACTCTAAAAATTATACTATAAAATTATTAGAAAAAGCATTTAGTTACTCTGATTGTAAAAATGTGGTGTTGTCTGGAGGTTACGCACTAAATTGCGTAAATAATTATCATTATGTTAGAAATTTTCCACAGTATAATTTTTTTGTAGATCCTGTGGCACATGATGGAGGAACAGCCATAGGGGCTGCGTTGTGGTTTAATGAAAAAAAGTGAAGTTGTAAAACATTTAATTGATGGTAAGATTGTGGCAATTTTTCAAGGTAAAAGTGAGTGGGGACCAAGAGCTTTAGGAAATAGGTCAATTTTATTTGATCCTAGAAATCCTAATGCAAAAGATATTATTAACAAAGTTAAAAAAAGAGAATGGTATAGACCTTTTGCTGGCACAATTTTATTAGAATATGTAGACGAATACTTTGAAATGGCAACCATTAAGGAAACTCCTTTTATGTGTTTTGCTGTACCAGCTAAACAAAAAGCAAAAAATAAAGTGCCTGGTATAATTCATGTAGATGGAACATGCAGAATACAAACAGTCACCAGAGAGCAAAATAAACATTACTATGATTTAATCAAAGAATTTTTTAAACAAACAGGAGTTCCAATACTATTTAATACGTCGTTTAATTTGGCAGGTGAACCATTGGTAGAAACCTTAGAGGATGCTAAAGACACAGTAAATAGGTCAAATATCGATTTGTTGTATACGCCTGAATACCCTTTAAATTTAAAAATCTCTAGTATATAATGGCGAAACTATGTTACAAAAAATAGGTTTTCAGCCAGGGATAAATAAACAGATATCAGAAACCACGGCAGAGGGACAGTGGGTGGACTGTGATAATGTTAGATTTAGATATGGGTCACCAGAAAAAATAGGTGGTTGGAATCAATTAGGTAACGTTAATGAAAACGAACTTACTGGAGCTGGACGTGGGCTTCATCATTTTATTAATAGTTTAGGTAGAAGATACGCAATTATTGGTACAAACAGAATTTTATATGCTTTTTCTGGAGGTGTGTTTTATGACATACATCCTATTAAAACTACAACAACTCTCACTAGTGCGTTTACCACGACTAACGGATCACCAACTGTTACAATAACTTTCTCAACAAGTCATGGTATAAATCCTCAAGATATTATTTTACTAGATAATTTTACCACAATCACGGGATCTAATTTTAGTGCATCAGATTTTGATGATAAAAAATTTATGGTAACTTCTGTTCCAACAACTACAACCATTACAATTACGATGCCATCAAACGAAACTGGATCTGGTGCAACCACATCGGGTGGTATTAGAGTTAGACATTATTTTCCTGTTGGATCTGCTGTGCAAGAAAAAGGATTTGGATGGGGACTTGGATCTTGGGGTGGAGAAGCATCATCTGCTGTAACCACAACTTTGAACGGAGCACTATTAGATGATACAGCAGGAACAGGTGGTTCTGGAACTTCTATTGTTTTAGCTGATGCAACACAATTCCCAAGCACAGGAACTAATTTTATAAAAGTAGGAACAGAAGAAATATCTTACACAGGA